GATGATGATCTGTTAGCGTCGCCGGATACGCATTAATGAGAACACGAGGCGAGAAAGTTATAGATTTTTGCCAAAAATTTTGCCTTGTGCCCGAAGGCGACCACGTTGGTAAGCCCGTGGTGTTGGCTCCGTTCCAGAAAGAATTTATTCTAGCAGTTTACGATAACCCGCACGTCACCGACACCGCCATCTTGTCCATTGCGCGAAAGAACGCCAAGACGGGTACGATAGCTTTTATCTTGCTGGCGCATATCATTGGGCCGGAAGCAAAACAGAACAGCCGGATCGTTAGTGGTGCAATGAGCCGGGAGCAGGCCGCCGAGGTTTATAACCTGGCGTCCAAGTGTGTTCTGATTTCGCCAAAGCTGCGCGACAAGATCCGGATTATACCTTCAAGCAAGAAGCTAGTGGGCCTTCTGATGGGCGTGGAATACCAAGCAATCAGCGCCGAGGGTAAAACAGCCCATGGTAAAAGCCCGATCCTGGCGATACTTGACGAGGTGGGGCAGGTACGCGGGCCGCAATCTGATTTCATTGATGCCATTACCACAGCGCAGGGCGCGTATGAGCAGCCACTGCTAATCTATATTAGCACCCAGGCCGCAACCGATGCCGATCTGTTCAGCATATTGATCGATGACGCCAAGAAAAACAAACCGAAAAAGACGGTCTGCCATGTTTACGCGGCAGATAAAGACGGCGATCTGCTAGACAAAGCGCAATGGTCTAAGGCCAACCCGGCGCTGGGATTGTTCCGGTCAATGTCTGATATGGAAAAGCAGGCAGACAAAGCCAACAGAATGCCGAGCTTTGAAAACACGTTCCGCAACCTTAACCTGAACCAGCGTGTTAGCACCATGTCGCCGTTCGTTTCCAAGACGGTCTGGGATCTTAACGGGCGTGCTATAATAGCTGAGCGCGGGATAGAATGGTTTGGCGGATTGGATTTATCGGCGCGCACGGATTTAACATCCTTCGTGGTGCTAGGTATTAACCCGGATGGCATGATGGTTACCGAGTCATATTTCTGGACGCCTGAAATTGGGCTGCTAGACCGTGCTAAAGTTGACCGACAGCCGTATGACGTGTGGGTGCGCGATGGTTATCTGCGCACAACGCCAGGCGCGACAGTTGATTACAGTTTTATTGTTCGGGAGATTGCCGAAATAATCAGCGACAAGAATTTAGTTTCATTAGCTTTCGACAGGTGGCGCATTGATGTATTTAAAAAGGAATGTGAGCGCGAGGGCATTGACCTTCCGCTTATTGAGTTCGGCCAAGGCTTCAAGGATATGTCGCCTGCAATCGATGCCCTCGAAGCGGCGCTTCTTAATGATAAAATTGCGCACGCAATGCAGCCCGTTCTAACGATGTGTGCGGCGAATGCGGTGATAACAAAAGACCCTGCCGGAAACCGCAAGCTGGACAAGCACAAGGCGACAGGACGCATTGATGGCATGGCTGCTTTGACTATGGCGATTGGTGTGTTAAACTCCACAGTTGAAGCGCCAGAAGCCTTGTCGCCTTGGGAAGATTCAAACTATAGCATCATGGGCTAATTTAATGGCATGGTTTAAGAAAACCCCAGAAGTTCGATCAATGGAAAACCCAAACACTCCGGTAACAGCACAGGCTGTAAACTGGGGCGGTAGTGCAGTCGCTGGCGTTAACGTCACGCTTGAAAACGCCCTGACCGTTCCCGCCGTCTGGGCCGCCGTCGAGTTTATCTCCGGCACCATCGCAAGCCTCCCTTTAAACGTCTACGAAAAAACAGAAACCGGTCGCGTTAAAATGACCTCCGGCTTGCAAACTGTTATCCATGACGCGGTGAATGATGAAACCAGTTCTTTCGATTGGCGCAAATATACGTTCGAGCGCATCCTAACCGGTGGTCGTTCAATCACTTATATTGAGCGCGCCAATGGCCGAGTGGTTAATCTTTGGCCGATGGACCCTGCCGACGTTACTATTAAGCGTTCGTCAAACCGGAAGACGTATGAATACAGCCCTGGCGGTGACGCCAAGCCAGTAACCTACGCGGCCAGCGAAATTATCGACATATTCTTTTCGGTTGAGTCTGACGGCATTACATCGATCAGCCCTATCTTGACCAATAAAGATGCCATCGCTCTGGCGATCGCTGCAACGAATTACGGATCCAAGTTTTTCAACAATGGCGGCGTGCCTCCTTTCGTGATGACCGGAAACTTTCAAACCGGGTCAGCATTGAATCGCGCATCCAATGATTTGCAGAATGCGATCCAACAGCAAACTAAAGAAAACCGGCTGGCGCTAACGTTACCGGCTGGGCATGAGATTAAGCCGATCGGCGCAGACCCTGAAAAGTCGCAGCTGGTTGACCTGAAGCGATTCCAAGTTGAAGAAATAGCGCGTATTTATTCTTTGCCACCAGTGTTCTTGCAAGACCTGACCCACGGCACGTTCAGCAATACAGAGCAGCAAGACCTACACCTGGTCAAACATACGCTGCGCCGCTGGATAACACAGGTTGAGCAAGAGATGAACCTAAAGCTGTTCGGTCGCGATGAAGCGAAATTCTACGTTGAGTTTAACCTTGACGGTCTATTGCGCGGTGACTTCTCGACTCGAATGAGTGGCTACGCTACCGGCATACAAAACGCTATCCTAACGCCTAACGAGGCGCGGGCACAAGAGAACAGACCCGATAAGGATCTGGGTAACGATTTATTAGTCCAGGGTGCCACGGTGCCGCTGGGTCAGCAGAAGATGGGTGACACAAATGTCTAAAGAAATCAGATCAGGTGAGCCGGTCGAGATTCGGGCGGAAGGCGATACAATCAGCGTGAGTGGTTACGCCGCTGTTTTCAATTCCGAAACTATTATCGGCGGTAAATACCGTGAGCAGATTGCACCCGGTGCGTTTACTAATGCCATTGGCCGCGATGACGTTATGTTCTTGATCAATCATGACGGCCTGCCTATGGCACGCACCAAGTCGGGCACGCTAACGCTGGCAGAAGATGAACGCGGCTTATATATGTCTGCCGAGCTGGATTCTAGCGACCCTGATGTGCGGGCAATTGTTCCGAAGATGAAGCGTGGCGACCTGGATAAAATGAGTTTCGCGTTTAGTCCTGAGGTGCAGAGCTGGGATGACTCCGGTGATATGCCTTTGCGCACTATCCGCCAGGCTAGTCTGTACGATGTTTCAGTTGTCACTTACCCGGCATACCAAGACACCGACATCGGCCTACGTTCGCTAAGCGAATTCAGATCTGCGCAAGAAACCAAAGAAATAGAAAGCAACCCTGAAGCAATTGCTGCGCGGTTGCGAATGAAATTAGCATTGAGCTAATAATAATCGGCGGTTCCCGCTAATTATTGCCATCAAATCGCCCGTTGGCTGGGCATCAAAAAAGGCTTTAAAAATGGAAAATATCATCAAATTGCGGGAACAAATGGCTACCCTAGCCACTGAAGCCCGTTCACAACTTGATACAATCACAGACGCTACCGATTCAAGCCGTGCTAAAGAAATTGAAGCACGTTTTGACGCTATCATGGTTGACCATGACAAGATCGGCGCGACTGTTGAGCGTGAAGTAAAACTGGCAGATGCTGAAGCCCGTGCAATCGAAGCCCGCCGCCCGAATGCTGGTGAAGCTGTTGCAGTTGCAGAAGCCCGCAAGTCTACCCCAGAATACAAAGAAGTATTTGAAAAGCAGTTGCGTTTCGGTTCTGCTGAGCTTGATTCTGAAGAGCGTTCAATCTTGTTATCTGGCAAAGTCGAAGGCCGTGCGCAGTCTACTGCTCCAGGTTCTGCTGGTGGCTTCACAGTACCAGAAGGTTTCAGCGGTCAGATTGATCAGCAGATGGCAACTTGGGGGCCGATGTGGGATGCCGCTATCGTTCGCGAATTGTCTACTTCTACTGGTAACGCTCTGCCTTGGCCTACAGTGAATGACACCGACAAGTCTGGTCGTCTCAAAGCTGAGAATGCTTCTGTTGATGATGATGGTTCTGATGATGTTGTTTTCTCTGAGAAAGTTTTGAATTCTTATGTTTTCGACACTGGCATGGTTCGTGTGCCAATTGAATTGCTGCAAGATTCTGCTTTCAACATTGAAGCACTAATGGGTGATTTGTTCGGTGAGCGTTTAGGTCGAGCTGCTAACACTGCTCTGACTACCGGCACCGGCACAAACCAGCCTAACGGCATCGTAACCGCTTCTGGCTTGGGTCTGACTTCTGCCGCCGTTGCTGCTGTTACATCTGACGAGCTTATCGATCTGTTCCACAGTGTTGATCCTGCTTATCGTATGAGCCCTAAGTGTCGTTGGATGTTTAACGATTCTACCCTGGCTGCAATTCGTAAGCTTAAAGATGGCCAAGGAAATTATCTTTGGACAATGGGTGACGTTCGCACCGGTGAGCCAGACCAGTTCTTGGGCAAGCAGTACAGCGTAAACCAAGCGATGGCCTCTTTGGGCACTGGCAACAAGCCTGTGATCTTTGGTGACCTGTCACGCTATGTTGTTCGTAAGGTTTTGGGTTACCAAATGCTTACATTGCGTGAGCGTTATGCTGAAAACTTCCAAGTCGGCATGGTTGGCTTTAAGCGTTTCGACGGTGATTTGCTGAATGCAAACGCAGTCAAGCACTTGATCAACGCCTAATTAATAGCGCCCAGAAATGGGCGCTTTTTTAAAGGATTTAGAAATGCTTATCAAATTATTAGTCAGCCGAGCGGGTGTTAATTTTTCACAAACCGCTGGTGATATTGTAGAAGTGGAAAACGCCGAGGCATTGCGCATGATTAGCGCTGGTCAGGCTGAAGCTTCAAAGAAAGAAACAATTGTTGAAACCGCAACCAAAAAGATCAAAGGTAAAAAATGACATTACTAGTCACGTTAATTACAGCAGCCGCAGCGCAACCCGTTAGTGTCGCTGAGTGTAAATCCGATCTTAGGATTGACGCAGGCGTGACTATTGAAGACGATTTGATTTCTGATTACATTGACGCGGCGGCGCGCTACTGTTCTGAAGTTACAGGCAGAAAGCTAATTTCCGAAACCTGGAAATATGGCATCGGAAACGAGCCGGGTAAATTTGTCGCGACTCCGTTTAAGCCGGTGTTTAATTCGTTTCAGCCGATTGAGTTACCGTTTACTCCGGTCTCTGTGATTGTTGAAGTGCAGTATTTCGATGCTGATAACGTTTCACAGGTTTTAAATCTGGCCGATTTCTATCTGTACAACTACGATCAAAGCTCTGTTTTAGCGCCGGTGCTAAATTACCAGTGGCCGCCATTCTATGAGCGACGAGACGCGTTAAACATAACCTTCACGACAGGCTACGGCGCAACCGGTGCTGACGTACCAAGCAACATCAAGCGCGCTATACGGTTGCTTGTGGCGCACTGGTATGAACAGCGAATGGCCGTTACTGTTGGGCAATCTGCTATGCCTATTCCGTTCGGTGTTGACGCGATGTTAAACGTCGACCGCACCGGCTGGGTGGCATAATGTTCAGACCTGGCGAGCTAGATCAGCGCGTAACAGTGCAGCGCCAGACGCTGACGCAAGATGGACTCGGTGGTGATACGTTAGCCTGGGTTGATCAGGGCGCGTACTGGTGCCATGTACGGCCCTTGTCGGGGCGCGAGTCTACAGGGTTTGACCAATTGCAGGGTGAAGCGGCTTATATGTTCGTTTTCCGCAATGGTATTTCATTGCTAGATTCTGACCGACTGGATTGGCAGGGCGATCAGTACAACATTACATTGAGAAAGCAGCCGAAAAGCCGGGCGCTTTATATTGAAGTGACAGCCGAGCGTGGCGTGGCACAATGAATGAGAAAGGCGGCGTCGAGCTTTTAGGGCTTAATGAAATCAATGATATATTAAAGACATTGATTCCACGTGAAGCAAACAATTTATCGAAAAATATGATTGCAGGCTTCGCGCAGTATGCTGCCAAAGAGTTTAAGTCGCGCGTGCCAAATGAAACTGGAAACTTGAAGCGATCAATTAAGGCAGTAAAAGGCCGATCGTTTCCTGGCAAGCCTATATCATACGTCAAGGCATCAAAGGGTAAGCGCACTAAAGGCGGCGGTTTCTATTGGCGTTTTGTTGAGCACGGTACAGGTGGCAAGAACCCACAACGGGCGCGGCCATTTGTTGAGCCGGTATTGCTGAAAATGAAGGCTGATATGCCAAAGCTAACAGATGAGATATT